AGGGGGAGGAGAGAGAGAGGAGGGCGCCCCCCCCCCCGAAAGTACCTCGCGTTTGCGTGCCGAAAAACAAAAGCCCAAAGACACAAGAGCCAGCAGTAGCGCGCGAGGATATGACCATAAGTGGAGCAAGTACCGCGCGCAATACTTACGCTTTCATCCGCTTTGTGTAATGTGTTTGGAGAAAGGAATCTACACACCAGCAACGGTAATAGACCACATTAAGCCAGTAGAGAACGGACAGGCAGACCCTCTATTCTGGGTTGAATCTAATCATCAAGCTTTATGCCGAAATTGTCACAGTTACAAAACACGAGTAATAGACCAACGCGGATATGGAGCGAAAAAAGAATGATTAGACGGGTGGGGGGAGTTTAAAAAAGAAAGGCTCAAGCCGTCAGAACCGCCCTCCCAACTCAATTTTTACGCAAGGCAATTTTTTTGAAAATAAGGAAATGTATGAGTAAGAGAAGAAACTATAAAACCCCTGATTTTTTAGATGGTATCGCTAAAACCCAATGGAAAAGCCGAATTAAACAACTTTCAGAGCGTGGCGATATTAAGGCAGAAGATTTAACGAACCTTGAAATTTATTGCGAAAACTACGCAATTTGGCGTCATTCCGTAGCAGATTTAGCCAAAAATGGCTTCATTATTGTTAATAGTCAAGGCACTCAATCAAGAAATCCAGCTTTGTCAGCGAAAGCAGATGCCGAAAAGGTGATGATTAAGATGTCATCATTGCTAGGTTTCGACCCTGTAAGCCGCAGAAAAAATCCTATTGAAGTAGATGAAAACGATATCTTAGATGAAATCCTAACTATGTAGGCGAAATATGGAAATATGGCAAGCATACGCAGAGAAAATCAAATCGGGTGAGTTAGTGGCTTGTAAGAAGATAAAACAAGCCGTAGAGCGTTATTTTAACGATTTAAACAATCCCGATTATTTCTTTGATGATGGAGCAGTTAATAAGTTTTTAGCTTTCTCGAAACTATGCCCGCACGTTAAAGGACACTTACGCGGACAGCCTATTATTCTTTCAGATTGGCAAGTCTTTCTCTTTGCCAACATTCTAGGCTTTAAGCGTAAAGACACAGGATTAAGAAAATATCGCTCCGCTTACGTTCAAGTAGCAAGAAAGAACGCTAAATCAACGATAGCAGCCGTTTTAGCTAACTGGTTTCTAGTGATGGAAGGCGGACAACAGGATATATACACCGCGGCCGTTAGCCGAGATCAAGCTAGGATTGTTTTTGATGATGCCCGTCAAATGTGCTTACTTTCAGCTCCATTGAAAAAACGCCTTAACATTCAACAACACAAGCTAATCAATCCGAAGAACAATAGCATTATGCGACCGCTTGCCGCTAAATCCTCAACGATTGAAGGAACTAACCCTAGTTTAGCTATTGTAGATGAATATCACCTACACGCGGACAACAGCGTATATAGCGCGTTAGAGCTAGGACAAGGCGCACGCCCTGAAGGTTTACTCTTTGCTATTACAACAGCCGGAAGTAACGTTATTTCAGCCTGTAAACAGCATTATGATTATTGCGCTCAAATCCTTGAAGGAAATGAGCAGAACGACAGCTTATTTGTGTTGATTTTTGAGTTAGACGAAGAAAACGAAATAGACAATCAAGAGAACTGGATAAAAGCAAATCCGAATATAGGTAAATCCATTCCTTACCTTGATTTTGAGAACACTATCAAGAAGGCTAGGGGGATTCCTTCCGAATGGGTAGAAATGCTAACTAAGCGCTTTAATGTATGGTGCCAAGGCTCTACACCGTGGCTAGGTGATGGAAACTGGGCGCAATGTGAACGGAAGTACACTGAAAGCGATTTACTTCATCAAGATTGTTATTTAGGGCTGGATTTATCAAGTACCAACGACTTAACAAGCCTTTGTTATACATTCCCACACGGAAACAAAGTGCGCTTGCTTACACGACACTACATTCCCGAATTCCAACTTAACAACGTGGCAAATAAAAACCGCGCAATGTATCGAAACTGGGTGCGCAGTGGTTGGCTAATAGCAACGGAAGGGGATTGCATCGACTACGACAAAATCAGAGACGATATTCTGAAAGATGCTGAACGTTTCAATATCAAAATGACAGGCTTTGATGTATGGAACGCAACCCATTTACGAACACAATTACAAGCGGCTGGGCTTGAAGTAGAGCCATTCCCGCAAACATACCAACGATTTAGCCCAGTGGCAAAAAGTGCGGAAGTTTTAATAAACAGACAAATGATAGAACACAATGGCGATCCAGTGCTTGCGTGGGCTTTATCAAATGTAGTTATGGAAACAGACGCGAACGCCAATATTAAACCGAACAAGAAGAAAGCCGCAAACAAGATAGACCCAGCAGTCGCCTTCCTAATGTCTTTCGGCACTTATCAACTTGAATACGGTGATTTAATTTTCGAACTATCAGACGAACACAAACACGCACTAGAGCAATTTAACGGATTGGATATATGATTAGATGTAAAGAGGCAAAACAGAACTTACTAATAGCAGCGGTGAAACACTATAAGAAATCTACCGCACTTTTCACTTTTATTAGCTTGTATGATGACAATGAACCATATCCACTGGATGAAGTTATCTACATTCTTCAATGTAAATGCGATGCAGCAAAACGAGAAATAAACAACAGACCAAACAGCCCTAATATGGATGCTCTCGAAACAATTTACTTTATAGCCGCTAAGCAACTCAAAGAAATGAAGAAAGTTAAACGGAAATAGCAAACGTTAGACAAAAAAATCCCCGCGTTTCACAACGAGGGGATTATGACGTAATGACATATCGAAAGCCTATTTGTGCGAGTATTCCCAATTCACTGGGAATTCCTGTTACACTTCAAATTAAAATGTAACATAATTATTATAATATCAATAGATTAGATATAAAAGAGCCGTAACTAAACGTAGTTAAACTTTATAATTAAATTTGCTATAATGAACAAAAATTAATCGACTTTATTGATTAATAATTAGAGTGTTAGGAACAGAAAAGCCACCGCGTGAACGATGGCTTAAATTAAAGTCGTATGTAATAACCTTTATCACTCAAGGGGAGTTTCTAAAGGCAATTAGATTATCCCGCTTTACGAAAGAAACTTCAAGCCCCTTGAACCAAAGAATATAGCAAACGGCTAACATTTCCTAAAACCAACCAAATATAGCGCATCTAGGCTGATCCCCGAAAACAAAGAACCTTACTTTGCTGGTGCGCTCTCTCAAATAAGGACTAAATGCGAAAGGGGTATTTATGGAACCATCAAAAAGAATGCTGCCTAAGAAAGCATATTCTCTAGAGAAAGCAGTTGACTATATGTCCATAAACTACGGGATTAGAATTGATAGAGATGATTTATTAGATTATTTGCGTGACGGGGTATTAGTTTCATCTGTTTATTTAACGGGAAACAATAAGTGTATTTCATCGATAGATAGAGAAGATATTCCCGCTAATAGTGTCACTATTGAACCTTATGGGTGTAATTTCAAAATAGATAAAGATTTAGCTGAAGTAGATCACTTTCTTGATGAACAAACTCACGTACATTACAAGAGTAAAAATATATTCTTAACGCTGTTTTATTATCATAAAGTAGATGATGTTTTTTTAGGTGAAATTTCCAAAGTATTTAATGGCTCGGAAATGGGTAATTTTTGGCTTGGTGGTTATTTTAAAATCCCATCTCATTCCTTTACAGATATTATAAATCGGGAGATGATTTATTTCCCGATGACGTTAAGTGTTAATTCAGATGAAAATAATTTAGAGATATTCATAGACAACCATTACGAGGCTAAATTGCCAATTCATCAAATTTGTATTTTACATGAAGATCTAATGATGTTTTTAGCTAGTATGGGGGTGATTGATGACACATATAAAATACCTGAAGAAATAAGCAAGTTAAAAGCTAAAATTTCAGAGTTAGAAAATGAAAAATCAAGTGCTAAACTCTCAACAAAAACTAAAAATACAATGGCTAGATTGATCGTTAACTTAATCGATCTTCAATATGGCTGTAAAAATCAAACAGATATAATCAAAGCTTTTAAGAAAAAAGGCGAAGATAACATGAAAGAAGATGGTGAGATAGTACAAGACTTCACTAAAAATGGACTAATACCGCCAAGCTCTAAATTTATTCGTGGGATATTAGGAGATCTTGAAGAAAAATAAGAAATCTAGAACATTTTTTTTCATTATCTGGAACATTCTATGTAAATCGGAATATTCCAGACCATCAAAATTAAATTTGCTGTTAAATACCTATCGTTCGAACAACTAAACGGAATATGACGATATTCCACAGTGTTAAATAAACGATAGGTATTTTTTATGAACAAAACAGAAAATTTAAACCCACAACAAAAACTAATCTCCGGTGAAATCGCTTGCCATATTGTTGGCTTTGGTCGCACCAAACTCAACGAGCTTGTAAAAGCTAAAAAATTCCCTCAACCAATCCGCTTTTCACAAAACTTTGTCCGCTGGGATTTAGAAGAAGTGAATCAATGGATTGAAGAACAAAAAGCAGCACGCGCTTAATTAATGGAGGGAATAATGACTACAAGACTAATGACAATCGCTAAAGAACTTATTTTAAAACCGAAAACAGGTATTAGTGAGAAAGAAAGTTATTTCAACGTTCATTTCCTCAATGCTCGTAATGAGGTCAATGAGATTGAAAGAATTTTAGGGATTGAATTGAACCGAGAACGTGAGGTTAGTCAGACTGGGAAACTGTTTACCCGCTATATGCTTGCTAATGCGGAACAGGTGGAAAGAGTTGCCAGTTTATACAACCAAAAACTAGCAGCAAAACAAGCTAAAGGGAAACTTCTTGATGAATATCCCATTTCACCCGCACAAATAAATCAAGTTATTGATGCGCATTTTAAGCAATAGAAAAGACAAACGCCGCAAGGCTCTCCCAAGCGGCGTATTCAACCTTAAGAATCTCTCAAAAGGTAAGTTTAAAACCATCAATAAAGACTTAAATATGGAAATAATCACCATGAATTTAAATCATGTATATTTTAAACAATATGAAATATTTTTCAAGTTGTTTTTGATTGAAATCACTTTACAAACCACAGTTAATTTTGGCATCATGAACACGCAATCAGAAAAAGTGATTGCCAGCCGTGGAAAGCTGAACTATTTATCACAGGCGAACGACAGCACGCCACAGAACCGTGCTTTTTTTGTTCGTAACATTCGCACACCAAAAGAATATGCGGATTTTGTTTTACATATAAATCCGATCATTCTCTCAATGGTAGAGCGTAATAAGCCGTCTATGACGGGCTGTCTTCCTGTGATGGCAGTTTTCCACCTTGTTACGTTCTACCGCCCGACCGTGGAAAGTCTAGCGGTAGATTCTGAAAATTTATCACAGGAATCTACGCAAATGTATCAATTCATCTTCGCGGCTATTCGCCGTACTGATTTATCAAATCATCTTCAAAAAATCCGTATTACCGCTGATAGCGAACGCAACGCACGCGCTAAGCTTGCCCGCGAGTTCGTCTTAGTTCTTGCTGGAAGAATTAATCTTCAATCAGACCGCACTTTATCAGCAAATACTTTCCCTTCAATCTCTTTCGCGGAGGTGGCTCATGACTAACCGCATTATCCAAGTAGAACAATGTCAGCTTGAAATGTTAAAGCTCCATATTGATGGACTAGGACAAGTAGAAAGCACGCTCTTAGCATTATCAATTAACCCTGATTTATTCAATGAAATGGATTCTTTTGATATCGCAAACACTATCAAAGGCATCAAGAACCTATTGAATTATATCAAGATTGATATGGAAGAACGCATTGAGTTTATTGAGAAAAAATAAGGGGTAGGAAATGAGAAAAACAAAAACGGTCAAGGCATTTAAAACACCTTACACACCGACACCGGAGCAATTAGAAAAAGCCTGTAAACGTATTAGACAATTCTTGGCCTTCGCAGAGGATTATCTACACACAGGACACTACAAAGGACTAGAGGCATCAATCGAGCAAATTAAGAAAGCAGCGACAATCAGAAGAGGGAAAGTAAATGCGTAAACAAACACTAAAAAGAAAAGTTAAAGGTAAAGAGCCATTCAATCCGTTAATGGTGAAATATTCTCAACTTTCGCGCCAATTTCAATTAATCCTTGATAGTAACAAACGATGCCTTGAAGTTTATCCGGACGAGTTTCATCACAAAGTGAAATTCCGTAATGAACTAGCTGATTTAGTAGTGAGATTAAAAGCTGGCTCAAAGTTACTTAATGAAATGGCTAAGTCGCAAGGTGCTGAAATTAATGATAAGCACGGAGCGTTAAAAGGCTTTAATCAAGCAAATAACTACTTAATCCATAAGCTTGTTGAAGTGGTAGAGCAGATTGAGCAGTTACAAGTTGAAAATATTGAAAAACAAAAATTAATCGTTAGCGAGGGCAAATAAGATGGATATGAATGACAAACTAGACTACTCAAATTTAACAGCAGTCGAATTAAAAGCGATTATGTATAGTCAGATGAATTGTGAAAAGAAAGAGGGAGAGGCTCATTATTTGCCTTTACCTTATCTAGGCGAAACAATCGTAACACTAGCAGAAATTTTTGAGAGTTATCCTTCTGAAAAACTCTATACCTTACGAAATCTACACGATGAACTGTTAGCAGCTAATAAGCATTTATTACAACTAGCACCGAATCCGCCTTCACTTAATCCGGAAGAAATAGTCGCGAGTTTAACTAACGATGAAATCATTGATGGATTGCTGAAAAGTAGCATTGTCATTTCTTTAGTTGAAACTCTTACATACTTTCAAAAAGTAGTTGCTGAACGCATCGATGATATTGAAAACGGAGTACTTAAAGGGGTGAATAATGGCTCGATTAACTAATGCTCCGCACCTTGCGGATCAACCGCATGAACCTTATTCCGATTTATTTGTGCTAGCTGGCTCTAAAGCATGGAAAGCATGGGATAACGGAAAAGGTGAAGAATGGCTCTTATTATGTTCGTTGGTGGAAGGCTTAGAAAGCAAGCAAAAACCAGTTATTCTAGGCGAGGATCAATTAAGCAATATTTCTTCAACGCGTATAGCTAAAGAAGATCAACAGTTAGTGAAGATTGCTCAATATGGCGAATTAAAACATGAGAAAATCACCGCAATTTGTCAGAATTTAGCAAAAAACACTTCGGCTATAGAAGTGGAACTCATTGATGCAGCCGCACAAGTGAAAGAGGATTTAAGCTCTTACATTCAACACTTGCGAACCGATAAAAAGAAGGCAGATCTCGCAGACCAATTAGCTCCGCCCGAAAAGCTGAAAGAAAATGACGGAGTAAATAAGAAAGCGCGAGCCTTGACGAAGTGGCTAAATATGGATTTAGCATTAAACCCAAAAGACCGAGAATTATATCGCTATGACGGCATAAGCTGGCAGTTAGTAGATAAATTTGAGTTCTTAGATAATGCAGTAGCTTTCTTTGATGAACAGGACTTCAATTATAGTGCGCGCTCAATAGAAAGCATCATTGATACAATCAAAATCCAATCCCCCAAAATGGGAACACAGGCGCAAGAGTTGATTGCTTTCAATAACGGCACTTTAAACCGCACTACGTTAGAGTTCTTGCCCCATTATCGGGAAAACTGGCTAATGTCTTATATTCCGCATGAATATCTAAATTCAGCGCAAAATACGCCATATTTTGATAAATGGTTAGAGTTCGTAAGCGGTGGTAAAGAAAACAAAAAGAACGCTATTCTAGCGGCTTTATACGCAGTTTTAACTAATCGTAACGACTGGCAATTATTCTTTGAAGTAACAGGCGATGGCGGTAGTGGTAAATCTGTTTTTGCTAATATTGCCACGTTATTAGCTGGTGAGCAGAACACAGAAAGCGGGCGATTAATAGATTTAGATGAACCGCGCGGGCGAGAAAGTTTTGTAGGCAAGACTTTGCTAATTTGCCCTGAACAATCTCGTTATGGTGGTGATGGCGGCGGATTGAAAAGTATTACAGGGGGCGACCCTGTGAATATTGACCCAAAACACCGCACTAAATTTAAAGCGGTTATTCCCGCAGTAGTCTTAATCGTTAATAACGAGGCGACTAGATTTACAGAGCGTAGCGGTGGGATTGAGCGAAGAAGGGTAATTTTTCACTTTGACAAAGTAGTACCTGAAAACGAGCGAGACCCTAATTTCATGGATAAGATTGAGGGGGAAGTAGGGGGTATTATTTACAAACTAATACATACCTTTGAACAACCTGAAACCGCTAAGACTGCTTTAAAAGAGCAACAAACAAGTGATGAGGCTTTGGAAATAAAAAGCGAATCCGACCATATCACCGAATTTTGCGGATATTTCTATACTACGCCACAGAATGACGGCTTGTATATAGGAAATGCGAATCAAAGCAATAAGTCAAGAACGCATCTTTATCCAGCATACTTAGCCTTTGCTGATGCGAGCGGTATTAAAAATTCCCTTACATTGAGAAACTTCTCAAATTCATTAAAGCAAGGATTTGCGCAACATAAAAATAAATTTGAGTTCTCTAAGACTAAGGGAAAATATGGATATCGCTCCAATGTTCACTTCAAAAAAAGAAAGGAGGTGTGAAGAGATTTTAAAAAAAAAGGGGGGGGGGGGGGGGGGAAACCCCCCCTTTTTTTATGCTTTTCTCTTAAAAGGTGAACAATTAGGGTGAACAATAATGTTCACCTATTCACCCGTAACTATATGAAATAAAAGGTTAAATTGGCAAGGTGAACAGGTGAACCAATTTTTGTAATATTTTTTACACGCCGCTAATTCACACGCTTTCTTTTTCGCATTGCTCCACAAAATCACTCCATAATTGCATCACAGGGCGGCGGAGTTTTACATAATCGTAGTGGTTATACGATTGACTTGTTTTGTTCCCAATGCTATGAGCAAGACAACTTTCAGCAATACGGAAATCAACTTGCCGATCTTCTAAAAACGTTCTAGCTATCGATCTTAATCCGTGAGCATCTTGAATCCCTTTGTAACCTATTTTTCTCAATGCGTTAGCTATTAGTTCTTTACTAGCTGATTGGTTAGGCTTGTGATAGTGAGAAAATACGAATTTGTCATCACCTGTTATAGGTTTCAATTCTTTCAGAATATCCATCATTAAAGATGAAAGCGGAACAATGTGAGGAAATTGCCCTTGTCTTGTTTTTTTCATTTTGATTGCTGGAATAGTCCATAGTTTCTTATCGAAATCAATTTCAGACCATTCAACAGAAACCGCCTCAGCCGGACGAACCATAGAAAGTAATTGCCAGCGGAACAAAACCTTTGTTAGATAATCCCTGTTTGAATTTTTGAAGTCTTGTAATAGTTTCGGTAGTTCTTCCGGTTTGATTGCTGGGTGATGTTTTTGAGGCTCTTTATGGTAAGCATCAGATGCTTTCAAGCAAGAATTAAACGAAATCAATCCTATTGTTACCGCATAATTTAAAATCTGATTAGCGAGGTTTAATAAACGGTGCAGCGTATCATTGAAACCTTTTTCATTTAATGGTCGAACAGTTTTAATCAATAAAGGGGAAGTAATCTGATCGATAGGGTAATTTCCAAGAGTAGGGAATAGATAGTTTTCTAATCTTGCCCAATTCTTTTCCATTGTCATAGGCTCAATTTCTTTACTTCTTTTTTCTTTCCAAAGTAAAGCGACTTTATAGAAAGTATTTTCGTTCTGTCCGTTTTTAATTAGTTCTTGTTCTTTTGTGTATTCTTGCGGATCGATACTTTGAGCGAGTAGGGCGCGATATTCTTCGCGTTTTTGGCGAGCTTGCGCAAGTGTTATAGCTGGATAAGTTCCAATAGTAAAAGAAGTGCGTTTATTTGTTACTGGGTGATAATAATTGAAAATCCAAGCCTTAGCACCGGTAGGCTTAATGCGTAAAAAAAGACCGTTACCATCACTTAGATTGTATTCTTTATCCTTTGTTTTCGCTTTATCTACTTCGGTATTTGTGAGCGGTTTAGTAACACGAGGCATCATTTTTCCTTAGTTTTAGTAACAAGATTTTTCGAAGTTTATCACCTTGTTACTAAACTTGTTACTAAAAAATGCGGTTAAAGACAATTAAGTCTGATTAGTGGCGATAAGTAAAAGGGCTGAAAAGCCTTGAAAACACTAGGAAAAACAAAACCCCGCGAGTAGTTTCGCGGGGCTGGGGTTAGGGGAAATGGGGCGGCTAGC